CACCGCCGCCCGCTCGCTCTCGACCCGCGCGCGCAGGTCCATCATCATGTGCCACTGCGGCGATCCGAGCGGCACCACGGCCGCGATTTTGTCAATCATTTCAATGGTGGTCATGGTCAATCCTCCAAATCGTCCATGATATCGATCACGTCCCGGAGCGCCGCCACGGACTGCGATGACAGATCATGGTACTGCATGAGTTTCTCGATCCGCTCCCGCAACTCCACCCACGCCCCGAGATCACGCGCGTACTGCACCGTGGTCCCGGTGTGCAAGATGGCGTTGGTGTACATCACGATCCCTGCCGCATCACCGCCGTCCCGCTGAAACTTCTCCGACCGTCGCGTCAGGTCGCCGCAGAGCGCGGCCGCCTCAAGTCGCACCTCGTTGAGATCATTAATGGTTTTCATCCCTCACCTCCCGTAAACTCCGCCTGCGCGGCCACCTTCGGAGGTGGATTGCCGTCGCCGTCAATCACGACCGGGGTTGATCCGACAAGTTGCAGATTTTCCCACATGAGATGGTCGCAGATCCACGCCGCACACGCGGCAACGGTCCGAAACCCGCGCTCAGGCGCAGAGCGATCACGTTCGTCAAAAATAATGTAGTCGCCCGGCTCGCCCCGGATGCGAAAAGCGCGCGGGCCGCTTGTTGTGTAAATGTCCCAATGTCCATAGTTGCGCCAAACAAAAGAAAAGCCTGACTTCATTTTCCACCTACGAATTCTTCCTGCGCGGCCACCTGATCGCCCCAATACGCCCGCCCCCACGCCGCCGCCTGCTGATACGACCACCCCGACAGGTGAAGCGGCCAATCCGACCCCCACAGCACCCTCCACGGGGCCCCTGCGGCCATCACCGCCCGCCGGTAGGCATCCGTGCCCTGCCCATCGTGGAACGCCGTGTCGATGAAGAGACGGCCGCCCCACTCAGTCGGTGGGCACGCCTCGCGCATCATGTAGTCGAGGGTGTCGGCGTGGTAGTGGTTGCTCGCCAAGCGCTTGGCCCATCGCGCCCCGCCTCCGTGCGCCAGGCAGAGCCGGATCGGGCGGTCCCTGACGATCTCCAGCAACTTCCCCGGCTGATTCAGCGCGATGGCCGCGCCCTTCGACATCCCCGACGCCCGCACCCCACCAGGCGAGCAGTGACTGATCACCGGCAGGTCGAGCGCGCACGCCGTGTCCGCGCACTGCACCCACTCACCGCCCTGCAAACTGGGGTAGTGTTTGATCCCGGCGACGCCCTTGATGTTGGCATGGATCCACGGGACGAACACCCGCAGCCGCGTCCCCTCACACGCGCCGATGGTCTCGTAGATGGCCGCCTCAGGCGTGCCCGGAATCAGCAGGATGTTACCCCCGCTGACGCCGTTCATTTTGAGCATGCGGCTGATCAACTTGACCTGTTTCTCGATGCTCATGTTCCACAATGCGAGCAGTAGCCGGAGCCGCTTCCACTTCGACGAGTACATCTTCAGCACGTCGTCGACGGCCTCAAGCGCGCCATCGAGCGTGTCCGGCAGCATGTCCGAATCCACGAACCGAGACAGGAACAACACCATGCTCATTTCCGCGCGCGACAGATCGAAGCGACCGGCCGCCAATGCGGGCGGCGTGGTCGCCGGGTTGACGATATGCAGGTGGTTATCGTAGAGGGTCATAACCCCGCCTCCTGTATCATTCGTTCGGTGATTTGTCGCCGGGTCAGTTTGCGGTCACGCAGCAGCTTCCACGCCACACGGGCCGCACTACGTCTCCCCTCCCGGAGGCCGTGCGCAAACGATGCGTTGTCACGTTCGGCGATCCGCACCTCCACCGCCTCGCAGATCGCACGCATCGCGCGCCCGGCCTTGATCGCCGCGCCGCGTCGCGTCTCGGCCGCATAGTGATCACTGCGCAGTCCGCACTCAGAGCACTGCAACCACGCGAGCACCCACGGAGTATCACCCGCCGACCCCGCATCCATCCTCGCCCCGCACGCAGGGCAGTTGATTGGTTTACTCATCTTTGTCTCCTTCCCTTCTCCATCGCCGCGCTGCTTGCCATTCCTTGACGTCCCGCAGCCACGTTTCCGCCCTGGTGATCTCGGCCTCGGCCTCGTCCCGGCTCAGTTCCCGCGCCATGCGATCCCCTACCGCCTCGGGATCGCGGTCGAGGAACGTGAACGGTTGATATGGTTTGGTTTTTTCGGTCATGATTGAACCTCGTCTTTTTTCTGCAACTCTTCGCGACACTCCGCGCAGAGTTCGCCATACGGGACCACGAAGCCGGGTTGCAATCCATGGGACCACGTCATCAGCGTTTGCCGCCTCCGATGGCACCCACGGCACATCGTGCGACGTTCATATTTGCCGGTTTCAATCTTCATGGCGTCACCTTTTTCCCGGCGTCAGGAAAATGGCCATCTTCGGGCTTCCATTTCCCGCAGACCTCGCAGCAGTCTCCATCGCACGGAGTCAGATCATACCAATTTGTGCAGTGCGACGGGTGATATTTGTGCTCGTACGCGCAGGAGCACCCGGACGGGTCACAGCCACATGAAATGCACCCGTCGCAGGCGCACTCGTCGTCGCCGACGAGCCCGTCATACCCCAGGGCCACGAGCCCGGCTTGGAGCGCGTCGGATCCGTCAGGATGTCGCCCGGTTATGCGCGGGATCGCCGTGCTCGGGCCGCCGATGCGCAGCCAGGCGACTGCACAAACGTGCCGCATCACCGGGCGAAGCGCCTTCCCCGCGAGGTATGCAAACCCGTACGGCGCCTCCGGATCGCCCTCGGTCCTAACCAATCCATCCCACCCATCCGGCGGCAACTCCACCTTCGGATCCACCCACTCCGCGTCAACTTTGCCGATGTAATTATTCATGTTTTTGCCCCCTGCAATGCGCCTGCTCCATCGGCGCGTCAATCTCGCACGCCCGCTGCCCGTCATCGGCCGACAGCACGCCCCAAAACCACAGCGCCGACATCACCACGTAGAGCAGGATGATCGCGATCCCTGCGTAGAGTTCGGATCGGTCGTGTTTCATCGCCCTCCCTCCTGCAACTCCGCGTACTCGTCCCGCTCATGTCGCATCTGATCCAGTGTGTCCCGCGCGATCTGATCCGCGAGCTCGTGGGCGTCGAGGTCGTCGCGGCAGATGGAGCACAGCAGCCCCGCCGAGACCTGCTCGTAGTCGTCGACTTCGAGGATGGTACCATCACACGTTAGGCAATATTGCAGCATCACAGCACCTCCCACCAGCCGAAGTCGGCCCTGGCCTTGAACCCCGCCGCCCGGTACGCCCCCGGCGCGATGTCGAGCTTGAACCGCCACGGCTTACCCTCCATCTCGGGCCGCCCGGCCGCCTCGGCAAGCGCCTTGGTCCACTTGGCCGTCGGTCCCCAATCGATGACCCGGAGCAGCACGGACCGCACCTTGCCGTTTTCAACGATGGCCGGGTTGTACAACAGCAGGTAGATAGGTTCACCCGCCCGAGCCCGTCGCAGCAGATCGCCCGACACCCGCGCGGCGCAGTAGTACACCGGTTCGTCGTTGAGGTACTCGCCCGGCTCGTCGGCTCGCAGAAAATACGAGACCCCGACCGATTTGCCCTTGAGTTTCGGCCACGTGTCGAGCGTGCCCATGATAGGGTTGAGATACCCGCGCAGCGAGTCCGGCACGATCCGCTCGTAGTAGTCCCGGGGCGTGTACATCGCCGGCTTCGGGCCGCTTCCGTCCGGGTCCGCGATGGGGAAAAACGCCTGCCCCTCGTACAGGTCGCCGTAATCGGTCGGCCCGCCGTAGGTCGAGACCTGGCCCCACTCGTGCGGGATCATCCCGGCGACCCCGCGCCGGATAAATGAGGTAGCCGCGCGCATGGCCGTCTCGGTCCGCGGGCCGGGGAGGCCGTCCTGCGTCAGGCGGGCGTTGTAGTGGCCGTTCAAAAATGCCTGTGCTGCAAATACGATATTGATCATGTCGTCTCCTTTTTCGGTAATTCCATGTAGTAAATTGCGCATTCCTTACAGACGTGGCGGGTGATGTCGAGATCGGCGTTATGATCGCCCAGCTCGACAAGCGCCGTCACCGGCCGCGCCTTGCACCGTTGACACGTCGCAGGCATCCACGCCGAGCGGACAACCCACAGCCCGGTCTCGTCGTCGTAGGGGCAGTCGAGGAGGCTCACATTTCGCCCCCGTTTTCGAGGCGACGCACTTCATCTGCGATCACGCGCATCCCGCTGCACAGGGTATGTCCGCATGTGGCGTTGTTCGCGCTCCACCGCAGCGCCTTGATCATCGCCGCGCGCTCGATCTCCGCGACCGTTGTTGCCGTCACGGTGCCGACGTACTCGACACGGGTCCGCGGCTCGTTCTCCGCCCACGCCACTTTCGGCGGCTGCTCCATCGCCTCGAGGCGCTCCATCACGGAGAGGAGGGCGTCACAGAGGATCGCGCTGTAGTGGTCACGCGCAAGGGCCACGTCCCGAACCTTTTCGAGTCTCCTGATATGCTCATCTGTATCAATCATTTCCTTCATCTTCCTACTCCTTCGCGGCCTTCCGCGCCACGTAGTCATCATGCCTTTTCTGTTGTTCCGGGGTCCGCTGCGCCGCCCGGATGCGCTCGTTCTCGGCCCGCCTCTCGGCCGCCGTCTCCATCAGTTTCAGTTTTTTCCTGCCCCACGCGGCGCGGTTGTTGATGCGGTGCCTCAACCGCTCGCTTTCGGACATCACATACGCCACCTTCGGCGGGTAGAGCGTCGTCCGCTGCGCCTGACGATGGATACGATCCGCCCACGGATCACCAATCACCTGCGGCATCACGTCCACCCATCGGGGGCTGATGTTGCCACGGTTGAGCATGATCAGTGCGGCGGAGGCCTGTATCCGGCGCTCTTCGGCGGCGTCGACGTAGGTCGTGTTGGTGGGGATGTTCATCGGCTTCACGGCGTCACCTCCGTCGGCGTGACGCCGGTGTGATCCTCGATCATGCGCAGGCGGCATTCGTCGCACGTCATCACGAGACACTGATCAGTGTCATGGCACGGGCTCGAGATCACATCCACCGCCGCCTGTACCTGCCCCGCCAAATCGCGCGGCAGGTAGGGTTCGATTTGGGCGAGGGTTACGGTCATGATCCGGAACCCGGGACGCACCCACGCCTTGGTGTATGCGTAGGTGTCTTTTTCCATTCCGCTTGTCGCCTGATACCACCCCGGCACGATGGCCACACCACCGGCCACACCCACCATCCGCGCCCTCGTCGCGCTGCGTTCCAAGGCCGCCTGTCTCACCGCCGGATCACTGTCGCAAGGCGGGTCGATGGTGTCGAGGTCGTCCCACCACCCGATGGGGCAATACCCATTCGCGGCCGCCCACCTCGCGAGGGCGATCCCCTCACGCACGTTGCGCCTGCGGTTGTTGATGTCGGTGTCGGCGTACCGGCTAATGATGATCGCGGGGGTCACAGCGTCACCTTCCCCTTCCGCTCGCGATACGACGCGAGATCATGCGGGTACAACCGTTTGCACTTGCGCGTGATCGTCGTGACCCTCGCGACGGTGTAACCCGTGCTGCTGGCGATTTTCTCGACGCTGTCGCCACGTCGCCACAGGTCCCAGACGTTACCGAATTCCTCGCCGGTGATACGGCGGGGGCGCATCTGCTCCAGGGCCTCGATCACACGCACGAGGGCCAGTCGCTCGTTACCGGTCGAGAGCGCCGTTTTTGCCAAGTTGATTAATTCGTCGTACTTCATTCTCTCCTACCTCCGTTTTGTTCCATGATATCAATACTTTTTCACAAACCTTGTTCCGTCTTCCGCGTTCCAACGGCCCCACCGGCCGCCGTCGTTGTCGAGTACGATCCGCGCGTCCTCACGCGGGATCCCGTGGTACTCCACAGTACACAGGATCGCGTCCTCGTCAATCACCGTGCCCGGAAAATCGGACACGACTTTTTCGACGATCCGGAGTGCGCGTTCCCGGGTGTCGATGATGGTGTTGACCTCGATCTTCAACCGGTGGATCCGTTCCGATTCGCGCGTGGCTTTGGCTTCAGAAGCCGCCTCCCGTGCCGCCTGTTGCGCTCGTTCGCGTGCCGCGTCGTCCTCTACCACTGCGGTGTCGTCGGCGATGGCCACGGCCTCGGCTGCGCGTTCGGTGGCCTCGGCTTTGGGGGTTCTGTGAGTGCGGTTATTTTTCATTGGCGATCTCCTCGATGAGCACACCCGGCACGTTGCGGATAAAAACCGGATCAGTTTGGATTCCGATCTCCCGGCGCGCTTCCTCCGCGCATTCATCGCAAACGATCTCAAAAAAGTTGTGCCCCGTGAGATCTGAAAATTCCCAGATCACGTACCACCCGAGTCCGCTGATCGGATTCTGGCATTTTTCGCACTTTTTAGGCTCTCGCTGGGTAACGCTGATTATTGTCCGCATGATTCGATCTCCTCTAGTCCCGTCCCATCGTTGTGATAGATGTAGCAGTAGCCCCCTAGGTCGAGCGCCTTCCCAGCCTCGATCCTGCGGTACACCGATTCAGCGGCCGATCTCGACACGTCACACGCCCGTGCTGCAATCGCCGCCCGGACATGACCCCGGTGACACGCCTCCAGCATGGCCAGTCTCCGCCCTCGGATCTGCGGTCCCCGTGGCCGGTGCCAGGTCCCGGCTATGTGCACACGGAGCGCCCGGAATACGTGGATCGTGATGTTGCACGCCCGGGTGATGTACAGTTCGTCGTGGCCCGTTTTGAGCAATCCCCGGACACGGTAGGCCATCGCAGCGCCCCACATGCGGAGCCGTTTCTCACCGCGGATCGTCTCCCAATCGCCGAACTCGGTGATGATGGTATGCGCGATCATCGCTGCGATCACCTCGCGTTTGCTGTGGCGCTCGGTGGCGATCTCGTCCAGGGTCAAGCCCTCCATCCACAGCCGCCAGGTTTTTTCCTTGGGGGATTCCTCACGTTCACGCATCCTGTTTTTCCGCCTCTTCCATGGCCTCGTACTTGGTGAGGTTCGCAGTCCGGACCTTGATCGCGTCCTTGAAGCGCGCGATCTCGCGGTCCAGCCACGCCTCACGCCTGGCCAGGTCATTAACGATCTGCTGGCTCATCTCGGAGCCGATCTTGTCCGCCCACTCCGATCCGTGGTAGGACTCGATCACATTGGTGATCGCGTTCCCGCCGATGATCGCCTGTCGGATCGCCCGTCGCTCGGTCTTGGTATCCGAGAGCGAAACGATGAATGCGTCGAGCTCCTCACGTACCTGCTCCATTGCACTTCTGATTTCGTCGTTCATTTTGTCAACCTCCTTTGCGCGGGAAACCCGCATCACTGCAAGTTGTAGCCGATAAAAAAGGGGTTGTCAAGATATTTTTGCAAAAAAGTGAGAGAAAATGAAAATGACAGCAAAAACGGTGAAAATCATTTTGTTACCGGTACCGAGAGAATGAACTATGTCCATGCGAAAACTAGCAATGACAGTGACTTTTCGCGCTTTCTGGCATAGCGCGCGTCGCGTGCATGTGCGCGCGGGTAATAGGATCGTGCGCACATACGGGTTAGGGAGGCCTCGCAAAGCCGCTCTGCTGGCCGCGCGTACGAACTTTTGCCTCACCTACGACTCCCTCTGCTTTCTTTTACTATGCAAAAAAAAAAATCAATTCTTTTTCTTTCTTCTCTATATATAGGATACCGCATAGGCTGGCAGGTGCGTCAAATCTCCGGAAAGCCGCGCTGCTGGCCGGTTTCTTGCGTGTCCCTATCATCATTTCTTGTGCGCGCGATCAGATTCCCCGTGCGCACATACGCGTGCACGTTGCCCGTTCGCACGGTGGCCTGTGGCGCGTCCGGTTACTGCGGTAGGGTGATTCTGCGTTTCTGCGTTTCAGATGGCACCACGGGCACGGTAGACGCCTTCTCAAGGCCGCCTTCGTTCCGATTGGGGGTTGGGGGTGCGGGGGAAGGGGGGATTAGCGGGTGATGCGGGCGGAGATCAGCGCGTTCTTCTCGGCCGGTGTCAGGGTGGCGTTTGCAACGTCCACGGTCTCAAGCGGTTGACGCAGGCTGTACTTCTTCGCCGGGCGGGCGTCGGTCAGGGCGAATTCGGAATCAACGGTCATCGCGGTGAGGTCGTTCGGGGTAGTCATGATGGTTCTCCTTCCGGGCCGGTGGTGTCCCGGCCCGTGTGTGTGGGGTCTAATCGGCGAAGTTGTACCATTGCGAGTCGTTGGACAGCACTGCAAACCGTTCGATCTTGTTCCAAAGGTCGCCCATGCTTAGCTCGAAATCGCCCATTTCTTCCAGGATATCGGCGGGGGCGGGGTTCTCGTCGGCGTCGGCGTCGATGTCGCCGATGTCCATCACGTCAAGGACCGGGGTCAGTCCAAGACGGTGCGCCGCTTCAATCCGGTGGCAGCCTTCAGCGGCCATGTACACGCCTTCGCCGTCGTTGTAAAAGCAGCGGATGACCGGCGCGCCCATGGTGCGCATCTGCTCGATCACGTCGTTCAGGTGGGCGTTGCCTTCGGTCTTGTCGATGGTGTGCAGCGTGATGATCATCATGGTCTCTCTCCTCGGTTCCGGTCCGCGCCATTGCTGACCTGTTATCGTTGTACCTCGCAAGTATCATTGTGTCAACACTTTTTCTCACTTTTCGTAACTTTTCTTCAAACCTGTTGAAATTGTTACGCTTTTTCATCGGTGATCCATGTGTAATTCCCTGGTGATTCTTGCGCGGTTCACGTTCACCGCGTGCTCGCCTGCCCAAACCCGTTGAAATGATTCCACTTTTCCCTTGACACGGGCGTGCAAATCCGCTATACAACAGTCCTCCTTCCTCCTGTCTGACGCGCCTCGGGGTCCTCTTCGGAGGGCCCCACTTTTATTTTCCGTTGCAATTTCAATGACTTCGGGCTATTGATACGGTGGAGGGTTGCCCCTGTGTCTATTGCCGAGCCTTCGATCCATGAGATCATCAACCGACGAGTGAGAGCGCTTGCCCGCGAGGGGAAGAAACCTACTCGCATTGCTGCGGAATTGCGCCTGCAAAATTTCGACATCAATGCAGCGCAGGTTCGGTTGATTCTCGAAAACACCGAAGACGATCAGCAGCCCGCGCCCCCGGCGGCTGCACTTGATGCGGTTGCCATCGCCCATGAAAATCAAAATGCGATCCGGCAGCTGGTTGACGACGCAATGGAGGTTGCCAAGCGCAAGGCAGAGGAGGAGGGAAAAGATGCTCTTGGTGTTCGGATCGCGATGGGCGCGGCCCGCCTGTCGATGCAGGACTACATCAACAACGCGATTGCCGGCACGTGCAAGGCTGGCGCTTTGTACAAGCTGCTCGGTGGCCAGGCGGATGATCTTCCGAAGGCGCTCGAAGTTCGCGTGCACGTTGTCAGGCGCGAAGATCCGGTTACTACACCCACTCCGGAGCCTGTCTAATGGTCGCCGTTTACGATCTCGATCTTTACGAATTCCAGGCGGACGCCGTTGAACTCGACGGTACCGTTAAAGCGAAACAGAAAAACGTTTTGCTTTCCGGTACGGGCGCAGGGAAGTCGTTCCTCGGTGCGTTCATCTTGACGCGGTGGTGTGCAGGCGGAAACCCTCGTGATGAGTACTACGCTGTAGGACCAACGCGAACTCATTTGAGACAAAATCTGTGGAAGGAATTCCGCTTCATGCTTACCCGTTTTGGGTTTCGCGAGGATCGGCATTACGAGTACAACCGAACCGATTTGACGATCACGATGTTTCACAACGGGGTTGTGATTTACGGCAAGACCGCAGACGCCCCAGGGACCATGCAGGGAACTCACGTAAAGGGCGTTGTTGCCGACGAGATGGGTATGTACACAGCAGAGGCATGGCACGTGATCCAGCAGCGGTGCAGCTTCAACAAGGCGGTGCTGTGGGTCTGTACTACCCCGTATTCATGGAACTTTTTGAAAAAGGATCTGTACGATCCTTGGTTAGCGAGCGGCAAGGATCACCCCGAGATTAACGTGTTTCAGGTGCCGTCGATTTCCAATCCGTTCTTCCCGCTTGACGAGTACGAAAAGGCAAAGCGGAATTTTCCTCGATGGAAGTTTGACATGTTTTATCGTGGCATGTTCACACGCCCGGCTGGCCTTGTCTACAGCGACTATACGACGACGACGATTCCACTTGCAAATCCGGTGCGGACGTTTGCGGGCTTCGACTATGGGTACAACAACCCCGCTTCCATCGTTTGGATCATTGAAGACGGGCGCGGAAATTATCAGATCCAGCGCGTCTGGAAGAAGTCACAGGCCGATCACGACGTGCTTGCAAGTGCAATGAAATCAACACGTTGCGAGTACTACGGCGATCCGAGTGCAGCCGGTGTCATCAATGAAATGAAGAAGCGCGGGATCTCGATTGAGCCGGGCAAGAATGACGTCATGGCCGGTATCGGCGTCGTTGATTCCATGTTCCGAACCGGCCGGTTGACGATCCTTGAAGGCGAGACATCCGACCTCATCGAAGAGCTGGGCCTCTACTCGTGGCAGACGGATGGCAGCGGCGAACCCGTTGAAAAGATTGAGAAATCCAATGATCACACCTGTGACGCGTTGCGATACGCGATCTTCACGGGCATGGGCGAGAACCGAGCACACACGGCCGTGCACAGCGGCGGTGTGCTCCAAACGATCCGCGAAACAGCGAGGTTTTAGCGATGGCTGACAAATCACTTCTTGAGAAAATCACCGAACGATTGTTGTACGATTTTTCGGGAAACTACGCGGCGAACCTGAGCAACTGGACGGCTCAGAACGTTTATGAAATCTTTGAGAAAATGTGGATCCTGGACGATCACATTAAAGGCGGGTTGCGCATTCGCAAATCCAAGGCGTTCTCGTTTCCGTGGGACGTGGTACCGGCTGAGGAAACACCGCAGGCGGAGGAAATCGCCCTATGGGTAGCCGACGCCCTCGAACGTCTCGACATCGCAGAGACTGCCGGAGACCTGTGGACAGCGGTCCCGATGGGCTTCGGTGTCAACGAGGTGGTGTGGGGACAGCGTGAGGATCGCCTTGAAATCATGGAAATTAACGGCGTGCATCCCAAGTTCGTGACGCAGAACGCCAGCGGTCCGATCATCAAGGCAACGGGAATCGAAATCGAGACCTGGAAGATCCCGTACAAGTTTCTCACCATGAAATACGATCCGCTTTTTGACGCTCCGGACGGCCTGCCCGTGCTGGCCGCGTGTTACTGGCCGTACACGTTCAAACGCCTGGGGCTCAAGTTTTGGGCAACCCTTTTGGAGCGGTTCGGAGTGCCCTCGTTGGCTGCAATGTTTGATTCGTCTGCACCTGTGGCAAAAACCACGCCGGAGGTTGAAACCATTGGTGAAATCGCAACTGCGATCACCGTGGAAATGAGCCGCCTTGCCAACGGCGGCGCGATTGCGATCCCGAACATCCGGGACCTCAAGGTGCTGAACCCCACCGGCGGCGGTGCGGACTTCGAGCTTTTTCAGATCGCGTGCAACAACGCGATCAGCGTCGCGATCCTCGGTAACACGATGACGATGGATTCGCAATCACGCGGATCACAGGCACTCGGCACGGTGCATGCGCAAATCACGGAGGACATCGGCAAGGGCGACTCCCGCTTCATCGCACGTGCCATCAACACACTGATCCGGTGGATGGTGGATCTCAATTTCGGTGTGGACGTGCCCGCGCCGATCTTTGGATGGGACACGGCCGGGTCCGCCTCGTGGGACGCCGTGGTACAGGCCATGGATCGGGGCGTCCCGGTCTCGAAGAAGAAAATCTATGAGACTCTCCACGGTTACGAACCCGCCGATGATGATGACGCCTTCGTCAAGGCCCCGGACGCAACCGGAGCAGGCTCCGGCAACGGGGAGGTCGGCATGTCCGCCCGCCCTTTCGTGCGTTGTTCGCTGCCCGGAAGGAGAAAGAGAAAGTAGCCGCGCTCCTGAACGCACAGGATCGGGTTGTCGACGTGTGGATCACAGACGCGGCGGAGGCCTTCTCAGACGTGCTCACGGCCTGGGGTGACACGGATTCCACCCGCCTCGAATGGGACGCGTTGGAGACAGCGATAGACGCCACGGAAGACGCGATCTTTTGGACGCTGCTGTACTCTCACGCCCGGGGTTGTGTTGACGTACGGGATCGGCTCGGGATTCCCGCGCCCAAGGCGGATTTCGCCGACTTCATGCCCGTGGACGCGGTACGGGCCGCCCTCGATGCGGCCGGGTACTCCTACGACGTGCAACGTGGCTTCGCGTTTCAGTTCGGTGAGTTCGCTTCCGTCCTCGCGACGAAGGCGGGGCATGAGGTCTATTCCAGGGTCGCGCAGAGCCTCGGTGACGCCCTCGGTAGAGGCGAAACCAAGGCGGAATGGGTCGCGAAGAACGGCATCAACAGCATCGGCGTGTTGAAGGACAACCCGCATTACATTTCGAACGTGTTCCGCACCAATCAGGCGACGTACTACGCCGCCGGGAAATGGCACGCGATCAAGGAGATGCCCGATCTGAAAGACGTGGTCGAGTCCCTGGAATTTATCGCGATCCTGGACGATCGCACCACTCCGGTTTGCGAGGGCATGGACGGCACGATCAGGCCCGTTGACGATCCCATTTGGGCGACTCACTACCCACCCAATCACTACATGTGCAGGTCCACGGCGGAGCCCGTGAGCAAGTACGAACGGCAGAAGCATAAGGACCCCGCGCATGTGCACGATCCTGGCAAGGGGTTTGCAACCAACGTTGGGCAGGACTACGCGGAAATTATCCATGGTATCAACGGGGATCTTTCGCGCGAAGGACTGGGCTCGGAAGTGGCCAATCGGCAGGAGGACATAAAAAATCGTATAATTTCAAGCACCTTGCTTGACAAGCAGTAGTTTTTGCGCTAGCGTGATTGTGTCTAGTAGGTTTTCGAGGGTGTCAACGGTTGGCATCGTCGAAAGCCAATTGGAGATCGCAATGCCTCGGCTCGAATTGGCGAAGACCGGCACTTGGTCCGGTAAAAAGCTCACGAAATCAATGCTCAACGATGCAGCGGGCAACTTCTCGGATCGCGTCCCCGTGATCGTGGGTCATGAGTCCGCGTTCTGGTCCGATGCGGCTCCGGCCGTTGGCTGGATCGATGCTGTAGAGGTCGTTGGATCGGCTCTCGTTGGAGAGGTCAACTTCACTGCCGATGGCCTGAAACTGTGGGACTCGAAGGCCTACCGCAACTGGTCCGTTGGTCTGCGCAAGGACAGCGAGGAAAGCCCGTGGGAGCTGGCTCATTTGGCCCTGCTCGGTGCTGCCAATCCTGCGATCAAGGGACTGAAAGTACTCGAATTCTCGGAGGGCGCTCCCGCTTTCCGTGCTGAATTTTTCAACTTTTCCAAGGAGACTGAAATCATGGATACCGAGAAACTGAAAGAGGAAATGCGCGTCGAATTCGCAGCGAAGGAAGAGGCCATCAAGGCCGAATACGCCGCTCGCGAAGCAGCCAAGGACGTCGAGATCGCGAACCTGAAGGCCGAATCGGATAAGGCCCGCCGCGCGGAGTTTGCCGCTCGTGTCGAGGCCACCTTCAAGGCCGCCGAAACCAAGGTCCCCGCCGAAAAGGTGAAGGATCTCAAGGCGTTGTTCTCCAAGGAGAACGTCACCGTGTCCGAACTGATCGAAGGCCTCAACGCCATGTTCTCGGGCATGCCTCCGATGGTTGCCGGTGGTAAAATCGTCACTCCCAGTGAGTCGGCTCCCGCCCTGTGTGGAACGGATCTGACCAAGAAAGGCCTGCTGTAGTCATGAGCGATCTCTCTTCCGCTTCCTATGATTTCGATGCGATCCTCGGTGGCGTCGGTGGCGAAGTCATCCAGGGCCGTTCTATCATTCGCCCGTCGTCCTCCGATCTCACGCTGATCCCTGGCACCGTCCTTCAGTTCGTCGCCGCGACCCCGCAGCACGTGACCGTGTGGGACGGCCAGACCAACACTGTGGTGGCCGGAATCCTGCTCGAGCCAATCGTCGCCGCAGCGGCTGCGAAGGTCTGCTCCGTTCTCGTCTCCGGCTCGTTCAAAAACGAGCACGTGAACGTGTACTCCGACGGCGACGGCGATCCCAATCCGACGGCCGCGCAGCTCAATCAGATGCAGGTCCAGGCCGGCCTGATCGCCACGGGTTACGAGTACGCTTCGGCGTAAAGGAGAACATCCATGAGTGACGTTTCTTCGGCCTCCTATAACATGCTCGCGATCCTCGCGGGCACCGGGCCTCATTTCATCGTTTCCCGGGCCGTCGTCCGTGCCGGTGGCAGCGTGAACGAAGCCCTGGTCCCGGGCTGCGTCTTGCAGGCGGACACCAACGCGCACAATCTCGAACCGTGGAACGGCACCAACACGCCCCTTGGTATCCTGTTGCAGCCGATCACGGCGACGACCTCCGCGCAGCTCGCGGACGTGCTCGTCCGGGGTCACGTCAAGCCGGAACACGTGCACATCTTCAACGCTACCGCGAACGTCAAGTTGACGGCCGCGCAGTGGAACCAGATGAAGGCTTCCGGCCTGCCCTCCGCGTCGTATGACTATCGCCCGATTGGCGCGATCAGCGGCGCTCTGGAAGACGAGGATGGCACCGCACGCGCTGGCATCGTGGTAACCCTGAAGGACGCCGCAGGAACCACCATCGGAACGGCCACCAGTGCGGTTTCGACGGGCGCGTACTCGTTCACCGGAATTACCACCGGAGAGTACTACCTGAACGTGCCCGCCACGTCGGTTTACTACGCGACGACCTCGCAGCCGGTTTCCGTCACGGAGAACGCGACGACCACGGCCAACATCACGAGCCTGTTCAAGGTCGGTTCCATCGCCGGTATCTGCACGGACGACGATACCCCGGCCGTGGAACTCGAGGGCGTGTCCCTGATCTGCTACCTGACTGGCCACAGCGGCGATCCGGAGTACGGTCCTGTGCTGAGCGGTGCTGATGGTGCCTACGAATTCGAAAACGTCCGTGTGGGCACCGCGTGGATCATCACGGCGAGCCTGACCGGCCACGACACGGAAACCGTGTCTTCGATCACGGTCGAAACCGACACCGAAACTGAACTCGACATCGTTCTGGATGTTACCACCTAACCCGTTGATATCATAGGAGATTTCACATGTTCCCCGATGTTACCCTCACCCCCGCTCAGGTTCAGGATCTGTTGGTTCTGGACGACCGTCCCGTTCCCGCTACTCCGGTTCTCGATCTCGTCGTCCCTGCGACCAAGTGGAAGTTGCACAACTCCGATGTCGTTCAGGTCAACCTGAAGACCCGCGAGATCGGCGCGATCCCCCACACGCAGTACGGCGCGGCCGCCTTCACCAACGACGGTTTCGAGTTGGACGAGCGCATTTACCGTCCCCGCCCGATCAAGCAGGTCAACACCATCCCCGGGCACATCGTCGCGCAGATGTCCACCCGCGAACCGGCCTTTCTTCAGGCCGAGATCGCCCGCATCCTGGCCGATCACCGCGACAACATCCGCATGACCAAAGAGGCCATGGTTTGTGCCGGTATCCTGGGCACGTTCACCTATGCGGTGAACACACAGGCCGGTGTTGTCGCCGCTACCCAGACCGCCATGGGTTCGGTTGCGGCCCCGACCGTGACCAACAAGTGGGACGCCTCCGGCGCGAAGTTCTCCGCTGTGGAGCAGGCCTGGCGCGCGTTCCAGGACTCGATCATCGCAGGTTCCAATGGTGCGTTCGGCAACGACCCCGGGAGCCTGGTCATGCTGGTCGGTTCGGACGTGTGGGCCATCCTCGTGGGCCTGCTGACCGCGCAGTTCGCGAACTCCGGATCCGCACTGATCGCTCCGGCTCTCGCGGCTCAGGAATTCGTGTTCGGCAACATGCGGATCAAGCGCATCTCCGGCACGTACAACTCCTACTCCGGGACCACCAAGTCCGCCACCGCGAAGATCGCCGCCAAGCGCGCGGTCATGATCGACCTGGCTGCCCAGCATCACGGCCGGTACTGCGTTCTGGAAGACATCGGCGCGAACGGTCGCCCCATGGAGATGTTCGCCAAGCAGTACGAAAACCAGAACCCGTCGGGACTGAACCTGTTCTCCGAGTCCAAGCCGTTCGTGTTCCCGGATGTCCGGGGAATCGGCGTCCAGGACGTGCTCGCGTAATCACAAGGAAACACCATGGCCGCCGCTTCCATCGCCGACGTAAAAAACGCAATGAAATCCTACAGTTACGACACCGTGACTGGCAAAGATAATCACGTTTGCACGAGAGCCCTGGAAGCGGCGGAACTGTGGACTTCCGGCAAGATGGCGAAGGCGGGATACACGGACGTGGACACGACCACGGACTACCTGAGACAGGTTGTCGTCGCCTACGCCGTCTATCACCTCCACGCCTACAACGATCAAGAAGGTGTTGCCGAGGACAAGTTGAAAATGGCTCGGGAACTGCTCGAAGCGGCCATCGGACTTTCGGCCACCTCGAACGGTTCGAATTCGCCCGCTGCACGGCCTGTCGCAGTCGTGACCAACCCTGAGGTGTCGTCATGGCTGACAGCATTCTGATCGACTTCAAAGCGGCCGCGCAATTCCTCAATGAGAAGCGGTTCAAGCATGGGCTCGATGGTCGTCTTCAGGCTGCCCTCGGCTCGTACCTCTCCCGCATCACGCAACGCGAGATGGGCAACGGAACGAAGGGCCTTGCGCCGCTCACCATGCGGTTGCGCACGAAGAGCAGCAAGCGGCCCTTGCAGGACACCGGAGGGCTTCGCAAGTCCATCGTGTGGGATCGCGTGACCAATGGCGTCGAAGTGGGCTCTGTGCTGCGGTACGCACGCATTCACCAAGAGGGGGGCACGATCACCCCGAAGAAGGCCAAGAAATTGGCCATCCCGGCGACCAAGGAAGCCCGCGCCATGTCCTCGGCTTTCGGCGTTCGGAAGGCCCTGGAAAACTTCGCGAAGAAATACGGTGCGATCCGGTTCACGCCTGGCACGATTCGCGCCGGCAATGTGATCCTGTTCTACCGTCGCGATTCGGTGGACGTGCCCGCGCGGCCGTACCTGTTCATGAACGCGGATCGCGAAGCGAAGATCGTTGAAATCATGCAAAATTACCTTGAAGACGGGCAGGTGAAATAATGCTTTGGGTCTTCAAGGAACTCTCGCGATGGATCACGGATCAGACGGGCCTTCCGGTGCTGCTCCCGGGGCAACCGGACACGTTGTCAGAGCCGCACGTGTGGTTTGAAGTCCTCAAGATGACCGTGGACCATCCCGACTTTGGGCAGCTCGAATTCAACGAGATGATCGCGGCCGGTTCGCAGGATTCCCGGTATCGCGGGCCGTCCGTCGTCGGCATGGAAATGGCTATCGTTCTTTCTGCTCTCGGGTCTTCTCCTGACTTCGCAAACGCCTATTTCGAGGCCGCGCGGAAGCTTGCGAAGATCCTGAAGATCGGGAACGTCCCGGTGCCGTTCGTTGCTCAGCAGGACGGTCACGCGCACGGCGCGGGCCTCGAAGTCAAGGACATGGGAATGTTTCGTGACTTCGCGAAGGCGGACGGCAAGGACGCGACTGAGTGGGGATCCGCATGGGAATGCACGTTGCGCTTCCCGACTCGTGAGGACGAGGAATACACGGTGGAACCGATTGACTACGAAGAAACAGCACCCGAAGGCCCCGTGCCAATCGGGTAGAAAGTGAAGAATTTCAATGGCTTACGCACATGGTTTGACTGTCCTTATCGGTGGTGTCGTCGGCACTCAGATGCGCCTGGGCGGGTCTGCGGTTCCGGTGTTTTTCGGTTGTGCTCACGGCGTCGGTGCAACGGCTGGCGTTGCGGACTCTGATCCGCACCTGATCAGCAACCTCGCGGAGTACGTCGAGGCCCTCGGCTGGGGCAACCTGGACGACGACGACGAGCCGGATCTGTCCGGAGTGGATCACGATTACACCCTGGACGAAGTGGCCTGGGTGCTGTTCAAGTTGAACGGCGTCGGGCCTGCCGTGTTCATCAACATCTACAACTCCACGGACTTCGTCGGTGGCGTGTCCACAGTCGTTGGTGGCGATTTCACGGCCTCCCTGCCCCTGGTCGAAACCGCTATCGTGGACCTCGGGATCATCCCCTCGCATGTCCTCGTCCCGCGCTACTCTCAGGTAGCCGCGTTGAAGACGGCGATGGCCGCGTTGGGTCCCTACAACGGCGTACCGGTGATGAAGCTCGTGGACATGGCCGACGACCCCGCAGACGATGACGGAGAAGCCAAGGCGGCGGCCGTGATCGAAGGCGCGGCCCTGACGCATGAGAACATGCTCGGATGCTGGCCGGAGTTCGGCGGCTTCCCGCTCTCGACCATCGCGATGGCAACCGCGTTGTGGCAGGACGTGTACCGCGCGGATGGTATCCCGCTTCACACGCCATCGAACAAGCTCATCCGAGGCGGCATCACCCGCATCACGGACGAGCGCGTGGTGTTGTCCTCGTGGCTCGACAGCCTCAACGAAGTTGGCATCATGAGCATCAAGACGCTCGGCTCCCGGTCGCGTCTGTACGGCTCGCAGACGTTCTCCTACGACTCCTCCGGGGATGCGGACTACGTCAACGATTCGTATATTCCGCGCCGCCTGACCAACTACGTTTTCGAGCGCATCATGAGCGACGTTGACGAGTACGTCGATGACCCGCTGAACACGCGCCTGATCGAAGACGTTCTGGCCAAACTGAACCAGTTCGGCACGGGCCTGGTTGGCCGTGGCGCCATGCTCGGATTCAACGCCTCGTTCTACTCCGAGAAAAACCCGGTCGCCGATCTCGCAGCGGGCAAGATCACGTTCACCGTGACCCTGCTCCCGGCTCGCGAAGCATCCAACATCGTGATCGATCTCATCATCGATCTGAACCTGTTCGGAACCCTGTAGGAGGTACATCATGAACAAGCCCGGAAAACTCATCAAAGCCGCTCTGTACCTCGAAGGTAACACCCTCATCGGTCAGGGCCAGGTCACGCTTCCTCAGATCCAATTCGAGCCGCTCGATTGCGAGGGGTTCGGGTTCGGAGGCTCGATTGAAGTGCCCATGCGCCGTTTGCAAAAGATGGAGATGCAGGTGCAAACCACGGTCCCGAGCGCGGAACTGATCAGCAAGTCGCTGGACCTCAACAGCACGTTCCGCCTGCAATGCCGGGGCGCGTTCCAGACTTTCGACGCGCTTTCCGGGACCGGCGGACTGGTTTCGGATCGCATGGATGTTGTTCTGATGCCGAAGATCTGGAATCCCGGCACTCGGCAGCAGGGTGAAGGTGGAGAGCTGGAACACTCGTTCAATGTTTACGGCGTTGCGTACTACGTGGACGGCGTGGAAAAGCTCTACGTGGACGTGCCCGCCGGTATCTATCGCGTGGACGGCGTTGACAAGTTCGCGGGTGACCGCGCGGCCCTCGGTTTCTAGGAAAGGTGTTGATATCATGGGTAAAATCGTTCTCGTTGACTCGAATGCTCCGACGTTTGAGAAGTGCGAATTGCGCAAGCCGTGCATCGGCGACCTGAAACACGCCACCCGCTTGGCAGGCGGTGGATTTGACGGTGAGGCATCCCCGGATCAGCAGATCCAGGTGAGCCTTGTCATGATCCACCTGTGCGCCAAATTCGACGGGCAGAAGTGGCCCGTGGAAGAGATTGAAAAGCTCGGTGTGGATTTTTTTACCGAAGTGTCTACCGTTTGGGGGATCACCGTAAGCGCGATTCCCGAGGCGGAAAAAGCTCCGGCCTAGCATCCTGCTACGCGGCCGGGGTTGTTGCGGGCATGTCGATTGCGGACATTGACATGCTCACAATTCGTGAGTTCGAAGCGGTGATGAAGGAGATCGCGGCGATATGGAAGACTTGAAAATCTTCGAATTATATCAAAGCGTTTCCGGCGTCGAGTGGGCACGGCAGGCCGTTCTTTCTCGCGTCTCCACGCAGTTGGGAGAGATGCCGTTTTACTCCCGTTTCGGCACGCAGACGGAAGATCAAGTGGACGAACCGAACACGCTTGCGATCCCGGCGATCAAGGCCTCGATTGCGGAGGCTTTGGACGGCACGATCCCGGGTGTGAAACTGATCTCTGTTGTGCACGAAGTGATTGATCTCACGGATAAATTCTCAATCGTGTTCGCCTATTCGGGCGAAGAAATCGCGGTGACGCTGTGACGATGGGACCGAAATTTCTCGACACGGATTTTCAGCAAGTCATTCTTGCGTGGCTTGCGCAGTGGGAAGCCGAGACCGGCACCCCGGTCCCGGGGACCTCGCTTCTTCGGCACGTTTTCACCGTCGCCGCCTATCGCGAGATCCTGATCCGCACGCTCGCCAATGAGGCGGCCGGTCAGTCGTTCTTGCAGTACGCGGCCGGGTCCAATCTCGACTTGATCGGCGACATGTTCGGAGTCCCGCGCCTGGCCTCACAGGCGGCTCAGTGCAACATGCAGTTCACCTTCTCTCCTGCGGTCGCGGTAGCCTACACCATCCCAGCCGGGACCCGTGTGCAGTCCTCCGACGGCCTCGCGATCTTCGCGACTACCGAAGCAGTCACGGTTGCGGCCGGTGGCCTGACTGCAGACGTGCTCGCAGAAGCGGCCACCCCCGGCACGGATGCGAACGGGATCCCCGTGGGAGAGGTCAACGTCCTCCTGGACACGCTCGCGATTACCCCGGCGGCCGTGGGCAACACCACGACCACGGAGGGCGGTGGGGACGCCGAGACAGACGCTCGTTACCGCACACGGATCGCGGCCTCTGTGACGCAGCCGAGCACGGCCGGAAGCGCGGCCATGTACCGGGCGTTGGCCCTCGGGTGGAACTCTGGGATCGTTTCTGTTGACGTGCATTCCCCGAACCCGGGAGAGGTGCAAATTTACCCGCTGCTGGCCGGTGGCGAGATCCCGGAGGAGGTGTTTTGCGGCGAGCTCCAAACCTACCTCCGCGACGACGAGATCAAGTCGATTTGCGACACCGTGATCGTGTCCCCTCCGCAGGCAACCGCGTTCACGCTCGTGGTGCGTCTCGATTTCCGCATGGACGAAGCGCAGCAACAGACGGCCACGCTTGCCGCAGCCGAGCGTCTGTGCGAGGAATGGGCCGCCGTGCGTATCGAGCAGCTCGGGCGCGACATCGTGCCGGAGGAAATCGTTGATCTCTGTCAGGGCCTTCCGGGCGTGTACCGTGTCCGCGTAACCTCACCCTCCTGGAATCAGGTAGGCATTGGTCATTTCCCGTCTTGCACCTCGATTGACGTTCAGATCGGGAACGAATACGATGAGGCCGGGTGATGCTGACAGCGTTTCCGATCACAGCCAAACGCAAGCCCGGTGAAGACATCACCGTCGTGGTCCCGATCTACTCCACCGAGCCCGGCACCGTCACCGCAGCGGCCCCGGGATGCACGTTCCCGGATGGCGCGGATGTGGTGATCGCTGGGACGCGGGAATACCGACTCGACGGCCAAGGCGGGGATTATTTGGCGATCCCGTCCGTGGGTCAAGAACGGACGGATTGTAGCATCTATATCAAAGTTGATCTTGCGAGATTGGCCGCGTTTTCGCTTGGCGCGGTCGCAGCGGCGCTGACTTACGTACCAATTGCGGAGAGCGTTAGGTATGATACGGCAAGAAAATATAATTGGTTTTTTGGCCTGAGAGTTGCGGCAAGCGGCCGCGTGATTTATTTGATGCAATCTGCGACATCTGCATCAACGGAAATAATTTACATGACCGGCGGGGACGCCGTACCAGTAGACGGAATTTTGCGTATTGTTGCCGTTTTTGGCAACGGCGATCCTGATCTAAATGTTGCTGTATATCGCAACTCGCTGGCAAACGTGTCGAATCTAACTCGTGCAGCGACATCCGGAACCATGGGCGGATCCGAAGCATTGATCCTACATAGCGGCATCGAGCTTGCGACATTTGCACGCCAATTGAGCAATGACGACATTGACCTTCTAATGTCCGATACGATGCCCGCAAATCCGGAAATCGCGTATCGTGGAAATCATGAAATCATCGAAGGAAGTGAAAAAATCTGGGATAGCGCCGGTACAAACGATCTGTATCGGTT